AATGATAAACACGAGTACGCAGGACACCCAGTACCACCGATGGCAAGTGATGTAGAAGGAGGAGGTAAGTTTGTGAATAGAGCAGATGACTTCCTTGTGATACATCGTTATATTCAACACGCTACTGATTGGATGTTCTCTATGATACACATTAGAAAAGTGAAAGATGTGGATACTGGTGGAAGACCAACAAGTTTAGACCACCCAATACGAATGAGGTCAGTTCCTAACAATGTGGGATTCTCAATCGAAGGGGAAAACATATTACACAAAATAAAAGAGAAAGTATGATTTTTAGTTTTAATGATTTGAATGTAAATTTTCAGTTGATACCATTGCACGGATTAGCAATAGGAGGACTGTACTATGACCCAAACCTTGAACCTGATAGGGAAGAGGATGTTGAAGAAGAGGAGTTCTATTCTCAGATAACTCTTATGTTTTTATTTTTCGGACTACATATTACAATCTGGAGAGAATGAGCATCCTCGAACTTGCATTCAAAAGACATAAGAACTGGATAGACATAGTCGTATCGTTTGGATGTAATCGAGACACCGCAGAAGATTTAGTAATGGAGATGTATATCAAGATTGATAGACTTGCATCTTCAGGAACGGATTTGATGTACAAGGATGACATTAACTACTTTTATGTGTTTAAGGTCTTATCCACTATGTTCTTGGATTTGAAACGCAAGGAGGCTAAAACCACTATTGTTAATTTAGATAGTGTAAGTGAGATTTCTACCGAGCAAGATTTGACTAACTACGAGGAGAAGTATCAAGATGTATTAGATGCTTTTGACCAGTTGTATTGGTACGATAAAAAGGTATATGAGATTATAGATGATGGTTTAAGTATAAGCGAACTATCAAGGAAAACTAAAATATCTTACTACTCCCTTTATAATACTTTCAATAAGGTAAAGAAGTTCTTAAAATCACAATTATGAAAATAGGATGTTATATTAAACTTGGAACGATGGTTCACGCAATAACCGAACTGGTAACTTTTGGTAATGCGTATGAGGTTGCATTTTGGGTAGCAAGGAAACTTGGTTACGAATCTTGCGGATGCTACGAGAGAGAATTATGGTTGAACTCTTTAACTTGTAATTGTGGGGATGACAATTAAAATGACAGAGAAAGATTGGGATACTTGGTCGAATGCTGGTATAAACTTAGTAAGAATCGAACCTAATCAATTAGCTATTATAGCAGAGTTTCACGCTAAGTATTTTAACCACAAATACCATAGACCTTGTGGGTGTAACAAAAAAGAAATCAAGAGGTGGATTGAAGACCTCAACCTAATTTTTCAGAATGGATTTGAATAAAGTACATAAGTGGGAACAAACAACAGTTTTAATCTTAAACCTTGATGGATGGGAATTAGAGTGGTGTGGTGGTCAATATGAGTTCTATGATGCAAAAGGAAAAACCCCAAAAGGAATTGATTGTGTTATAGAGATGAAGTTCAGAAAGAAATACTACGAGACCAAGATGCTTGAGAAAGCAAAATACGATAGACTTATGGCACTACCAGAGGATGTATTGAAGTTCTACTTTGTGAATGACCCTAAAGGGAACTATTTGTTTTGGCTGAACGAGATTAAGATGCCTGAAACAGATGAGTTGTACTGCCCTGACACTACGATATGGACTAAGAAACGAATGGACAAAGAAGTCTATCTTTTACAAGAATCACAAGCTACAATTATAAACCTTAATCAATGAGTCGAAGAAACACATACGCTCACATAAGTGATAATAGGTATGAGGAGACTCTAAGCAAGGGGAATAAAACCGAGCGAGAGTTTATGGACTTAATGATAAGTAGAGGGAATGTAGTATTAGAAGCTACCGATGAAGAAGATATGTATAAGCACATTGATTTCTTTGTGAACGGAGATGGTGTAGATATTAAGGGGAATAAAAAGAGTTATGACATTTGGCTTGAGGTTCAGAATGTCTTTGGTGGAAAAGGTTGGTTATGTGGAGAGGCTAAGTGGATTGTGTTTGATTTGGTTGATGTAAACGCATACTACATCTATAAGAGAATCGACTTACTGAAATGGGTTATCGAAAACACATCAGAGAACACAACCGATAGGAATGACTACTTAAAGTACTACACCAGAGAAAAGTTCGGAGGAAAAGATAAAGTTGTTAGATGCAATGAATCACATATAAATCATTTACTAATTCAAAAAATAAACTATGCGAGGTAATGCCTTACACTACGAAGCTACTGGAGAGTATGACTTGATTGACATAATCTCAGACTACAAACTTAATTTCAATCGAGGTAATGTATTAAAGTATGTTATCAGAGCAGGAAGAAAGGATGATGAACTCCAAGACTTAAACAAGGCTTTGGACTATATACAAAGAGAGATTGCGTATGTACGAGAACTAAGAGATGAAGAATTAGAGAAAACTTTAAACCCATAAATATGCCACTAATCAAACCACTACCGACAGACACTCAGCAAGAGTTTATCTCAAGATGTATGGCAAACCCTAAGATGATAGGGGAGTATCCAAGAGAAGACCAAAGACTTGCGGTGTGTTACACAACTTGGAGAGACAAGTAATTAAGAGGGGAACAAAAGTTCCTCTTTTTTTTGTTTATTCGAAAATGTTAATTACATTTGAAATATGAATACGGTACAACGCAACTTATTAAAACTCCAGAGTGATTCAGATATTCTGATGTTGCTTGGTCTTGCTAAGAAATGGAGAAGCCAATCGGAGAATGAAGACATCAAAGAAATGGCTGATACTGTTTTGAGACTTAGTGCATACTTATCTTCTCTTCATTTAGAAAGATATTCTTTTGATAGGTTGTTAAGTGAATCAATGGCGAGTTCTCACAGAATGCTTGAGAGAGCGGAACGGGCTGAGATTCGAATCAAAGAACTTGAGGATGAATTAAACAAATATAAACTAAAAGACAAATTAGGACTATGAGTGTACAAGAATGGGGATGGATAGATGACCCCGAAAACGAAGTAGAACACACTTGCAAGATGTGTGACGCGCCAATGAGTAGAGAAGGATATTGTTCAACAGAATGTTTTAACGCAGATATAGACGATGAATGATTTAGAACCAGATTACAAGAAAGAGTACGAAGAACTTATGAATAAGGTAGAGTTCTTTGCAGAGATTGTTACGCTTGTTGGTGTAGTGTGTATCATAGCGTTTTGTTTAAACCTAATCATTAGAAACATATAGATTCACCAAATAACGATATATTCAGTGAATTAATTCACCAAAATTATGAAAGCGATTTTAAATAATGTATTTTTAGCCTTCATTACAATCACTCATACACCGCTTGTATTAATCTTAGTGGTGATAAACTTAATAGACTATGGAAGAAAGAGATTGGTGGAATCAAGGAATCAATCCTATAACTGGTTACAAAGTAGATAATAGAAGAGACCCAGTAGAAGAAGAAAGGAAATATCATATGCAAGGCTATGGGTATAAACGAGAATGACCTTATCGAACTTGGATTCGAAAAAATAGAATACGGACATTATTATAACTATGAACGAGGAGATTTATTATCTTGCGACAATGATGACCCAAACAGATGGTATATAGTTTATCAGTTCCCACACGGAGCAGGAGTCGTACACAACTTAAAACTTTTAAAACAACTAATAAAAAGAATAGATGAAATCAATAACGCTTCTTGATGGCAAACAATGGAACAAGGAAGACTTGTTAAAAGAAATGCAGAATGATGAGTTCTACTATGGGTACTTATCTAAGGCAGCACTTTCGAGTTCTTCTCTTAAACTCTTACTAAGTTCACCAAAGACTTATAAGTATGTATCACAATACGGAAACGCAGAATCACAAGCACTAAGAGATGGATGGTTATTCCATACCGCAATCTTAGAACCAGATGTATTCAACGCTCAGAAGTTTATCGATGTAGAATCTAAGAACACGAAGGCTTATAAGGAAGCGAAACTTGAGTTCGGTAAGGTGTTTACTAAATCCGAAAAGAGAGATGCTGAGAGATTAGCAGATGCGTTCTTTAGAAACGAGAAAGCACTCCAGTACATTACTAACTGCGAGTTTGAAGTTCCAGAGATAGGAGAAGTGTTTGGACTGCCTTTTAGAGGTAAGGCGGATGTGCTTGGCGAGAATCGAGTAGTAGATTTAAAAACAACAACAGACATCAAAGCATTCCCGTACTCTGCTAAGAAATACGGATATGATGTACAATGCTTTTTATACTGCAATTTATTTAACATAAGTTACAAGGACTTTACTTTCATAGCACTTGATAAGAGTAGTTTAGACATTGCGATATATCATTGCTCAGAAGAGTTCTACTACGATGGAGAGAGAAAGGTAGAAGAAGCGATTGAGATTTACGACTTATTCTTTTTGCAAGGAATTGATACAGACCAATACTATATTGAAGGGATATTATGAGAGAACAAATGCCAAGCAAACAGAAAATATGGGAGTATTGGTTTGATAAAATTTTAAAAGACAAACCAAACTATATATATGATTATAATGAAATTTCTTGTTTTGCTTGTGGAAGAACAAATGGAATAGAAAGGTCTCACTTGGTCGCTCACATATACGGAGGCGATGAATCGATTGATAATCTACACTTATTATGTAGGTCTTGCCATTTTTCTACTGAGGGATTATATCAGATAGACCCGAATCATTATTATGCATATCTTCGATTTAAGAAAAGCTACGATATTGAGCATTATGAAATAATAAAAAAAATGTATGACAACTAAGACACGAGAACTAATAAATACAATAGAGAATAACTTCGGAGTAAACTTATTCGATAAGACAAGACTCAGAGGAGTAATAGAAGCAAGAGCGTTATTCATTCACATCCTAAGAGATTATCACAAGATGCGATTAATAGACATCCAAAGAGTATTTGCCGAGAAAGGATACTCAATCCATCACGCTACACTCTTACACGCTGAGAAGAACTTTAACGACTATCTAAGATTCTCTCCAGACCTAAGACAACTAACGGAAATGGTTTTAAATAGTTACGACAAGAAAACATCATTTAAGATACAATA